TCCTATGGATTTAATGGATCTATTGGGATCCATGTTTGATTTACCCCTGGAGGTATCGGGTTCCATGTTATCACAGATACCGACCCAGTTGCAACATTTATTTGAAAGCCTGTAGCTCCTATTTTTTGAGCAGGTATAGTCGCTATTGTGCCATTTGCAACATTTATTCGATTACCTGAAACAATAACAATTGGACTTACAACATTACTTCCAACGTCAGAAAAAGGTGCCTGTGCAAATGTAGTAGCTCCAAAAAACATAATTTATCCTACGGTGTTGGAACAATAGTCCAAGTCTGATTTGCTCCTGTTTGTATTTGACTCCACAATCTAATAGTTGGTTCTGTTGTTGCAATATTTAATCGTGAGCCTGTTGGTATTATAGCTGCTTTTGCTACAATTGTCACTGTGCCTGTGTTTAAATTAGCCCTGTTGCCTGTTACAATAGCCGTTGCATTTGCTTTAGCTGTCGCATTACCAATTGTTAGATTAACTCTATTTCCTGTAACTGAGAAGTTTGCATCAGCAGATACAGTAACAGTTCCTGTGCCAATATTTAATTGTGATCCATTAGGTAGAACAACAGCTTTACCGATTGTTGTAACGTTACCTACACCTACTTCAAAACCATTACCACTAACAGAAGCCGTTGCTCCAGCTTTAGCTGTAACAGTCCCTGTTGCAAGATCCAAGGCACTACCAGTAGCGGCTACTAATGCATTTGCAACTACGGTTGGATCACCTGTAGAAATATTAACTCTGTTCCCTGTAACAGATACAACAGATCCTGCTGCAACAGTTACGTTTCCTACTGATTCGTTTATTCTACTTCCTGTAACTGGTACGACACCACTAATAGAAAATGTAACTGAACCTGTTCCTAGCTCAACTCCGTTACCTGTTACAGGTACATTTGCACCTTCTTTAACAGTAACTGAACCTGTAGATAGATTATATCGATTGCCGTTTGGAAGAACTAATGATTTACCAATAATCGTAACATCACCAACAGATGCATTTATACGAGATCCTGTTACATCAACTAATGCACTTCCTGATCCAACGTCAGAGAATGCTGCCTGGGCGTATGTTACTGAACCAAAGAACATGGTAGATTACCTACCCTGTTTCAATTCGTCTATTTCTTTTTTTAACTCTTCGTTTTGTGCTGATAATTCTTGAACTGCTTTAATTAATGGAATTACATACATACTTTCAGATATATTTTGCTTTTCGTTTTTATGATAAATATCTTTACTCCAACCTGCAAAATCTTCAGTAACACCTAATTTATCCATACTTGCTTTTACTTCTTGAGCAATTAAACCATGTTGTGTTTTTGAACAATCTGCTTGAGTTTTATCTTTGTCATATTCAGCTAATGATGGATCTAATTCTGATTGTGCTTTCCATTGATAAGTAACTGTTCTTAAATTATTTATAAAATCTAAACCTATTGTATTGTCTTGTACATTTTTCTTATATCTAGCATCTGATGAGTGTGACCAGTTTGCATTTGAACTAAAGTCATTATTAATGTTGGCAGTTCTTTTACCCATTTTAATAGTATTGTCACCGCCACTACCAAATTTATTGATACCGTCACCCATACCAATAATAATTACATTGTGAGAATTTGTAGATGTAGTATTTGTTTTATATCCAATACTAATATTACAACTTCCAGTAGTAGTACAATTACCACCATCATGCCCTATACCAATATTCAAAGTACCAGTTGTCAGGTTGGCACCAGCAGAATTTCCTACAAGTGTATTACAAGCTGCTGCAGTCATACCTGATCCTCCTGCTGAAGAACCTATTAAAGTATTTTGTCCATCACCACTTTGTGGCCCTTGTGCGTTATAACCAAAAATAGTATTATTACTAGACGTAGTTACTCTTTCTCCTGCACAAGCACCTACAATAGTAGAACCACTAGGTGTTGTAGCATTATAGTGAGCATTTCCTCCTATAAGTACATTACATGCACCAGTAGTGTTTGAGTATCCAGCGTTTAAACCTATAGCTACATTTCTTGTACCTGTTGTGTTTGAATATTGAGCTTGTCTACCTACTGCTACGTTAAAATCTGGTGTTGAACCATCGTTACAAAATAATGCATGATATCCTACAGCAACACTACCATCTCCTGTTGTATTTTGTGTCATTGTACAATGACCTACAGCAACATTTTGACAACCTGTTGTAGTTGAAACCAAACTTTTAAATCCAATCGCTGTGTTAGCATCTGCTGTTTCATTATTTGCTAATGCTCCACAACCCACTGCAACATTATTATCTCCTGTAGTATTATCTCTTAATGAGGCATCTCCGACAGCAGTGTTAAAACATCCTGTTGTAGTTAATTTTAAGGAACCACAACCAACTGCAACATTATTATTGGCTGTTGTATTAGTTGCTAAAGCACTTCTTCCTAAAGCAACGTTGTATGAACCTGTAGTATTAGCAATCAATGCCGCTTGACCCATTGCTGTATTTTCCGCACCTGTTGTGTTAGCACTTAAAACTGCATATCCAACACCTGTATTAGATTCTGCTGTTGTATTGGCATCTAGTGTAGTGCTTCCAATAGCAACATTGTATGAGCCTGTTGTGTTAGCTGCTAAAGTACTTTTACCAACCGCTGTATTATGATCTCCTGATGTAAGTGCAGCAAAAACTCCTACACCAACCCCAGTATCAGAAGTTGCAGCATCTAAAGTCCCTGTTGAATTTGTACCTACTAATAAACTATTTGTAAAATTTGTTCCACCCTCTTTAAAAGTTACACTATCCACCTCCACAGCCGAACCATTATTTTGTAATGTTCCAACAATATTGACAGTATCTCCAGATGCACCAATAGTAATAGTATCACTTGATTCGTTGATAATATTATTACCTGCTTGGTCCTGAATTGTATCTACTTTTATAATACTAGACATTTATTATACATTCTCTTGTTGTTCAGCTTTAAAAGTTTCATAGTCAGCTTTTACTTGATCTGTCCAAACTGCATTACATACTGCTTGAACCTCTGAGTGTTCAGCAGAAATATCTGCGTCTGGTGCTAAAGTGTGTCTATGATACTTTCTTGATAATTCTTCATTGTCTTCTATAACTACAGTATCTGTTCGCACTTGAACAAATTTGTGTTTTCCGACCACTTCGATTTTACCAATCTGTGTCTCTTTAGTTATTGCCATAGTTTGTCTCCTTTGTTGTTAAAATTAAGAATCTGTATAATAAGTCATTGAAACTTTTTGATATTTACTTCCATATTCACTTCTTGTAATAGCTGTGCCGTCAGACCTATCTCTTTGAGAAAAGCTAGATCCTCCTATTTCAGAATAAACATCTTGGTTTAAACCTTGAACAATATTGTTATTTGAAACTATATCTCCAGATGCAGCTGCAAAAGGTAAGCCACTTACAGATGTTGCTTGAGAACTATCTCCTGGCCCAGCATTTGTTTGAACATACATGTGAACAAAAACTAATCTTCCTATTTTAACATAGAAAGCATGATAAACATTAGCATAACCAATATTAGTTGTAGGTGTCCATGTTCCTTCTTCGTAATCATCGAGTGCATTAGCATCAGCTGTACCGCCAATGTGTAATCCTGCATCTGATATTCTGAAAACTTCAGCACCATCAGCTCTAAAATTCATATAATTATCAGAGTGAAAGTATCCTATTGCACCTACATCAGCATCGTCACTATCTGAAAAACGGATATGTCCTTCTCCAGTATTACTAGAGCCTATAGTCATTCCAGTAGTATTATCTTCTAAGAATAGATTATCAGCATTTGCGTCAAGTAACGCACCAGAGTCAGTTTTTAAAATGTGAACTTGTGCATCAAGAGTGCTTGTTCCAATTCCAACACCATTGTTCCCACCATCAACAAAGAACATATTAGCATTACCATCACTTTCAACTCTAAAATCAAGATTTACTGAGTTATCATTAATAATAGTTTCAGTTGAATTCATTTTTATTCTACTTCTTCCAGTACCTGCTAGCCTAGTTTGAATATCTAATTCACCAGATTCAGAACCGTGACTTACATCAAGTGCAGTTCCTATAAGAAGTGCAAAATTTGTTTCTGATGCAGCATCGCTATCGGCTGCAAATTGAAGTTCTCCAATTACATCATTATCAGCTGGAGATCCGCTATCTCTGTGTAATACTAAAACTGGACCTCTAGTAGCATCAGCATCTGTTGAAACTAATTTTAATGTATCTGAATTATCTGTAGTTGTAATTGTAGTATTACCAGCAACATTAATAGTATCACCACTGTCACCTATTGTAACAGTAGTGCCTGATCTTGGACTGAGTTTATTTACTTTAACTTCACTCATTTAGCTTCAGTTTTAGCCTCTTCTTTAATTTCTTCAGGTAAGTTTTTAGTTAAGATATCCATGTAGTGTTTTAACAAAACCTCATTATGTTGAAATTTTATTTTCAACTTACTTTGATCTTGATGTAGTACTTGAATATTCTGTAACGCAGCTTTACCTTCGTCCGAAAGTTTAGTTTCGTCGTATTTCTTATCGTTTACAGTTATCATTGTACTCCTTAACTAGCTGTGTATGCTTTACCAGCCGTGATTGCAGAATTTGCTGCAGTCATGTCTTCATTTCCCCAGTCGCTTTTAGCAACCATAAGTTCTAAGTGTTCAACATTTCTGTCAACAGCGCTTTGTCTATCTTCAGCATTTTCTCCACTCATTAGTGATCCATCAATAACACCATTGATTAAATCTACAGAGTGACCCATTGCTGTATAGTCTTGAGCTAATACTTCTGCTGTTCTTGGTTCGTCTGACATAGTTATCCTCCTAATTAATCCGTTGCGCAGGCAACTTGCTTATTTTTATCAAGTTTCTTAAAATTATCAATAACTATCTTTGGTTCTACCATATTGTTCCTTGGATCGCTATCAATAAATTTTGACTCATTCCATTTATTTCCCATGTGAAAATGTAAGTTTTTATTGTGAGAATATCCGAATTGAGTCCATCTTGTACTACCCCAAATCACAACTCCTGGTGTCCCTGTGGATGCTGAAAAATGTTGTAGACAGCTATCAATACTAATGAATCCCTCTGCACCCTTCAACATTTCATGGATCTGGGCCCAGTGTAAATCACATCTAATAGTGCCTTGATAATGTGGTTCATTAGGTAAGACACAATTAATAATAGTTGTATCTTTATATTCTTCTAACAACATGTTTACTAATTGTTGTGCAAAGAATGGGTGATAGTTTCTGTTAGGATTGATGTTTTGATATTGCACACCATCTGCATAATTCCATTTTGCTTGACCACCAGAAAATTGAATTAAGATATATTTTCCAATGTTATTATCTCCTAACCATTTAGTAACAGACGCTTTATGTTTATCTGTATATAGTTTTGGTCTCATGGATTTATCGTATTTAACACCATGATGTTCACAGTAACTTTCAATTAAGTGTTTCTTACCAAATTGAAAATTTGATTTGTATGGCTCACAATAATAAATATTATCAGAGGCCATGATTCTTGGATCTTGCAAAGGTATAGTTTGCTCAAATGCAAGTTTAACATCAGGGTTGCCTGCAAAGCAATCGATGTACGGAGTGTAAATTTGTATATCCGATTTTTGTTTTAGTTTCGGGATCAATGCAGTAAATGCTGTACATTTACCTACACCGCCTTCAACGACATAAGTATTTAACATTTTAGTCCTTTCGTAGTTTAATTACTTTCTAACGTTTCTATTCTAGATTTCAAGTCTTCATTTTGTGTTGATAATTCTTTAATTGCATTGACTAATACTGGTACTAAATGAGCATTAGTTATTTTTAAATTATTCGTATCTTCGTTATCTACAATAATAGGATTTTCACCTTCTAAAGTTAAAATTTCTTGTGCAGAAAAACCATATTTTTTAGTTTGAATTATTTCCTATAACAATTTGATGATTATCAGTTGTTATATCTTTAACTGCATCTGCACCACTTCCAAAAATATAATTATTTGTACCAGTTGTTAGATTGCATGCAGCGTTTCTACCAACGACAGTGTTATCACCACCAGTTGTTGCATTTGCTAATGAACCAACTCCAATAGCCGTGCTATGAGAACCAGTTGTATTATCAAATAAAGCATTATTACCAATAGCTACATTATTTACACCAGTTGTATTTTTACATAAAGCATGTCTTCCCATTGCAACAACATCAGTTCCAGTGGTATTAGATACGGCAGCCTCGTGTCCAACAGCTGTGTTAGTTCCAGCTGTGTTTGCTTTTAAAGCACCAGCACCAACAGCCGTATTATTATCTCCTGTTGAGTTTGTACACAAAGAAGCAGTACCTATAGATACATTACAACAACCTGTACTAGTAGTTTTTTGAGAATCATCTCCAATTGCTACGTTATTATTAGCTGTTGTATTACCTTGTAAAGCATCTGTACCAACTGCAACGTTACTACTTCCTGTAGTGTTACTATCAAGTGCTTCTTTACCAATTGCAATATTACAACTACCTGTAGTGTTAGCACATAATGCTATATGACCTACGGCCGTATTACTACTACCAGTAGTATTAATACTCAAAGAACAAACACCAACTCCAACATTAGTTGCACCTTCTGTATTATCACATAAAGCTCTATAACCTAAAGCTACGTTACAAGAACCTGTTGTATTAGCTTCCATACTAAATGAACCCATAGCCACATTAAGAGTTCCAGTTGTGCTAGCTTTTAAAGCACAAAAACCAACTGCTACATTATTATGTGCTTCTGTATTAGTAGATAAAGCACAATTACCTATTGCTATATTTTGTAAACCTGTTGTAACAGCACAAGCAGCATCTCTACCTAGTGCGTTGTTATTGTTAGCTGTTGTGGCTGCAATTAATGCTCTGTGTCCAACAGCAGTATTATTATCTCCTGTAGTGTTAGCACTTAATGCTGCAACACCAACTGCAACGTTATCTCCACCTGTAGTGTTTGCGTCTAAAGATGTAAGTCCAATTGCTGTGTTACTAGCACCTGTTGTATTAGCAACCATTGAACACCAACCAATTGCTGTGTTATTATTTGCTGTATTAACTTTTAAAGATTCAAAACCAACAGCTGTGTTATTATCTCCTGTAGTCAAAGTTGTTAAAGATGAACTTCCAATTGCAACATTGTAATTACCACCAGATTGAACACTGTCTAAAGCTGTGTTTCCTAATGCTACGTTTTCTGTTCCTGTAGGATAATTACCATCTAGTTTAATTGTTCCATCAACTGATAAGTTTGCACCAGATGTAAATGTAACCGTGTCACCAGAATCACCAACAGTTAATGTTGTACCTGATTGTGGAATTATTTTATCTACTTCTACTTGACTCATTATAAAACTACCAATGTCCCTGTTATTGTTTGTGTACCTGTAATTGTTACGGGTCCTGCAAGAACTCCTGAAGCTAAAGTTTGATCCTCATCTAAAGTTGTTGCGTGAGTGACTACATAACCTGTGGCTGTCATAGATGGAGACATAGCTCTTGATGCAGGTAATGTACAGAATACTGTTTTACTACCTGAAGAAAAATTTACCGCACTATCAGAATTAGATGATGAGATAATTGTGTCTCTTGATAAAGTATCAGGTGAAGCATCAGTAACAGTTCCTATACCTACTTCAAACTCATTTGTTCCGTCAAGAACAATACTATAGTAAGTCGTGTTACCTGTTCCAACTCCAGCAACAAAAGTTTCAAAACCAGTTTCTGCACCAGCTAGTGAAAACGTTCCTGTTCCCGTAGTTGTACTTGTTTCCTTAACTCTATCGTTAATTACTAAAGCCATTTACTACTCCAAATTTTATTACGCGTCGCCAAGTCTAATGATTGCACTAGATGAGTTAGCAGTTGGAAACTGAATAACGAAATCACCATTCGTTGCAGTTTTTGATCCGCCAAAATCTAATACTAATACTGCTTCATTAGATGAACTTTTATAAATCAGAGCTCCTACTGCTGTTAAAGTTACAGAACTAAAAGTTAAATCTGCAAAGTCAACGTATGCAATGTTACTTGATACTGCAACACCATTATTAGTTAAAGTATTTCCACCAGCTGTGTAACTTGTACCAGATGAAGAAACTTCATTAGTAGTTGTATAAGCTGTAGTTGAAGTACTGAAACCACCTATAGATGTGTAAAGTGCTAATTTGAAAGTTGATCCTCCAGAAGAATCAAAATCAAAAACACCACCAAGTAGGTCTGTTTTAAAAGAGTCAGGTACTATATTAGCCATTTATTTTTCTCCTTAGTTTAGGGTGATGGTGATTTCAAAGGAGTACGAATAACCCCATCTTGATATTCGTCTCGGCGTCTTCGACCTTGTTGTTCGATCGCATACGATTGTAAAGCTTTGTTAAAAGCCTGCATGTAGTATTGTAACATATCTGCAGGACCTTTCAAGTATCCATATGCTTCTACCAGACATCCATACAAAAGTAAATCCTGATATTTATTTGAAACATATGTCCCAGTAGAGCTAACAGAAGAATCTGTAAGACTTGTTGGTTGTTTTGTATATGCTAGTGTAATTTCATAAGTTGAGTCTGGAGTAGGGGCCACTAACCAAAAACTAGCATCCCAATTTGCATAATATTTAGGAAAACCAGATTGAGTGCCTGGAGTATCATAATAAGTTGCCATATAACTAGTATCTTTCTTTTCTAAAAATACTTGATCTCCAGCTGAGTTTTTTAATTGAACATATCTAATAAATCTTAAATCAGAAGGAATTGTAACATACCTATTTCCAGTAGCTAAACTTGAAGTAGCATAAAATCTATTATCATCGGAGTCTGCTTCTCTGTAAATTTTATTTTCTGTATTTTTAATAATACTATCTAATACTGTATTTGATAATACGCTATCGTCAACCTCTGTATAGTTTCTAATATCAGTTCTAAGATTATCTAAAGTATAAGCCATTAAGACTTGCCTCCATGTTTTCTACGAATTTTTTCTGCTTTATCAG